CCTTGTCCAGATCAACACGAACTCCTTTGGTTCTCATGTCTAGCAAGCAGGGGATTAGGTCAGTCTCTATGCCCCATATATTCCACAACTCTTGGTCGTTGAGCTCAACCTTTAGTGCTTGCCATAGCTTGAGTGTCGCTACCGCATCGCGCTCGGCGTAGGCTCCGACATACTTGGGCGGCAACTGCCACATCTCTGCCTTGGGGTCGATGCCCCACTCTTGGGCCGCTGCCTTCAACAACTTCTCGTCCTTGCGTATTCCAGCGTAGTCTCGAGCCATAGCGTCAAGGCCAAAGGACCAACGGTTCTCGTCCACCAATGCACCGGTAATCATAGTGTCAATGATCTTGCCCTTTACCTCAACGCCCTCTGCCCGCATCCAGCCCGCATCATACGTTGCGTTGTGCATGATCACATGCATGTCAGGCACCGCCATCTGTTGGCCCAACCACCGCATGGCTATCTTGGCATCTAGGTTGTGGCCGTTCTCGTGTCGGATCGGGAAGTACCCTTGGTATTCTCCAGCCGCAACAGCGATGCCTATGATGTGCCCGTCCTTGCGTGACCAACCTGGGCCCAAGGTCTTGATGTTGGGGTCCTTAGTCTCAAGGTCCACGGCCACCTCTTTGTACCCCGTTAAATCAGGGAACTCCGTAGGTATATTCCAGTCTTGGTCGATCATGTTTAGCTCGCCCTTAAACTGGTGGTGCAGGTCGCTACCAAATAAATTAGTCATTGTCTTTAGCCTTGCAGAACTCAGAGAACTCAGCGCCCAAAGCGGTGTACCCAATCTTATCCACCCATGAATCGTTGTGGTCCATGGTTTCAAGAAGTCGAGCCGTCTTCATCCAATCCATCATTAGGATAACGTGTTGTTCTGTCAGGTAGCCGTGGCTCATCAGTGCGCCTGTCACAATAATGTTCCAGCCCTCGGCTATCCGAGTGTGGTTGTCGAACGCATCGCCATAGTCCTTGGCCCTCTGTCCATTGATCAGTTCTTTTGCTTTGTCTAACACTTCATCACGTTTCATCTTGTAGTCTCCAGTTTTTTAGGCCGTCTCTTCGGACGGATGCTGCTCTCAATTGGGGTCGGTCGGGCGTAAGAGTAAAATATATGTTGATCTACTCGAACTATTCTATACAATTTGCGCCGCCATACTGGGCGCACCTTTGTAGTGTGGTAGTGATCGGCGTCAGTGTACGGCAGGATGTCCGGATCGTTTAGTATCTCCCTGGCTAAATCCTTGGATCTGTCCCACGATTCTTTGTCCTTGGTACTCGGTACTTTGCCCTCCCTCACGAATGAGAACTGACGATCCTCCATAACCACGCCACATACGGACGAAGGCCACCTCTTGTCCTCCACTCTGTTCAGTATAACTTTAGCAACCATAAGCTGGGCTTGGTGGCTTTCGCCTCGCGCTTCATGGTACAAAGCCAACGCGAGACACATTGATGCTATCATATTGTGTACCTGTAGTTGTTATTAGATTGTAAAATGTACAGAGACTCTCGTGCCCGTGTGACCCCAACGTAAAACGCTCGATGCTCATCGTCAGTGTGCTTGTTCTCAACACATGCCTTGGTGGACGCAGTGTACACTACGCAGTTGTCATCCTCGCCGCCCTTCATCGCGTGAAACGTAGAGATCTTAATCCGTGGAGGCGACAGAAGATCCTCGCCCCTACGTTGGATGGCCTCGATGTATGTCTGCATACTGCCAGACACCTTCAATACTTTATACGCGCCATACTCTGGACCACACAGAAGACCGTAGTCCGACCTCAATGTATCCATATCTAACTCAGTCTCGGGGTCCAGTATATCTAGGAGCTTGGTAACACCACGCTTAACCACAGCATCCGTGCCCTGCTTGGGTAGCCCAGAGTACAAAGTCTTAACCCGATCCAGCCCTAGCTTCTTGCCCTGGCACAACTCGTCCCAAGCCATAATGTTTCCTACTAACTTTAAAGGGATACTAGGTCGCCCCTTCACCGAATACTTAAACCCTGTGTTGGAAAACCACTTCGCCAACTCTCGGACGTAGGTGTTTGTTCGCGCCATCACGGTCCATGATCCTTCGGTAAAAGGAATTTCTTCCATGTGATTGACGAACTCAACCTCCCCCAACTCTTCTCGAGCAAGAAACTCTTTCTCCACCCGAGTGCCTATCCGATTAACTATGTGTTGAGACAAGCGGTGAATAGACTTTGGTATCCGGTATGACTGCTTTAAAATCTCTACGTTTTCTGAAGAGTTAACAAACATGTTCACATCCACCCCAGTCCAACGGTGCACTGCCTGATCATCATCCCCTGCAATAATCGTTTGCTGTGAGAACTCAGATAGCTTGTGTGCCATCTCCCATTGTAACGGTGTGAAGTCTTGAGCCTCGTCAATGAATAGATAGTCCAAGTGGGGCGGCTCCCCGATCTCGATGTACTTCTCAATCATATCAACGAAGTCATACTTGCTGTTCTGTTGCTTGTACTCTTCGATCTGAGCACTGACCTGCTCTAGCTTTGGAAAAAACAATGTACGGTCTGCTGCTTCGTTGTACTCTTGATCCAAAGTAATCATACGATACCGAGCACGGGTAATCATCTGTAGGTACTGGGCCCCTGATCCACCAATCGTAGGCAGAGTTATGCCATCGTCTATGCTGGTTCGGTCCTCACCCTCAAAGTTCAACCCCACAAAGCCACCCACAACCTCATAGTCTGCCATCTGCATTACGTCTTGCGACTGCAAGCCCAAGCCGTTGAACCCAAACGAATGGCTCGTCCGCATAAATGGAAAGTCTGATGCCTCCAACGAGAACTCAGCGCATGATCGAGTAACCATCTCTTCGATAGCCTTACGAGTAAATGATATCACCCCGATGCGTGACGGGTGTGTGCCTGCCTCCAACGCGCCTTTGATCTCTTGGATCAAGCGATAAGTCTTGCCGCAACCTGGAGGACCCAAGATTAATTTAGAGTTGGGTATCATAAGTCCTTGCCCCTTGGCCTGGAGTTTACCCAATCCTCGATCTCGTTTAGTACCCAGCGACTAGATGATCGTTTGCTGTGCTCGTCCCCAAGAACAATGGGCTGGGGGAAATCTGTTCTCTGAGCTACCAACTTGTAGATGTATGACTTGGATACACCCAACATGTTAGCGACCTCTCCTACACGGAGAAGTCTATTAGAAGGGTATATCATCATTTATCTCCTTGATGGGTAGTTCGATTTTGTTTTCTTCAAATGAAGGTATGTACCAGCAGCGAATATTCGTGCGAGATCCGTCAGATTTATGTATATTTTGTTTCATGGAGTCTCCTCCTAAATCTCTGATCATTTGTATTAAGTTACCACGGTTCTCGACCTTGAACCTGCGGTGGTGCAGAAAATCAATTAGTCCTTCTAATTTAAACTTAGTGGTGCCTGCGTCTGTCCAAGGCTTGCCCATACTCATTTCTTCTGGAGCCATGGCCCTAATCTGACTGGTGCAATAGGAATGCAGGTGGTCTTTAAACTGTCCTTTAATCGTGGCTTCTTCTGGCACATCAAGATGCGTAGCCGTTTGCATCAATTGATTGATCATGGTCTGCCACTTCTGAGGCTTGATTGTCGGGGGCATGATGTTCATCTGCTCCATGCAAGCACGTTGCCAGAGAACTTGGTTCTGCAACTGCTCAGTGGTAAGCTGGATCCGTCCACCGTTTACGTCCATGAAATAAACACGAGGCTCCGACAACAGTATCGTCAGACCTCCAACCTCGGGTGCATCAGGCGCGTCCTTGCCTATCCCGAACTTACGCACGGCACACACGACTGGATCACAGTAACTCTTGAACGGTTGGTCCTTGCATGTGTAGCCCCAGTCTTTTTTAATCAGGGACTTACGAAGGTTTAATACCTCATGGGAGGGCAAAGGCTCGGAACATAACGTCCGGTTGTCTTCCTCCAACCTCTTCTCCCAATCGTCACTGTGCTTGAGTTTGTTGTACACACCGCACATAAACATGGTCTTGTTGCGCTCGTCACTAATAGGGCCCTCTGAAAACAAATGCTCCAGGCAGGGTGGACCATCGGTGAAATGCTTGCGCTCACCAGCAAACTTCAAGCCCTCGAGTTCTGGTAATGAAACACGCGCCTTGTCTACCGCATCAAGGAACTCGTCTAGCTCTAACGCTTCCGTCTTCTTGTCAAAGCAATACCTCTGGGTCAGTTCGGCTTTAAAGTATGGCATGTTAATAAAGTTGCCCACGTCTCCACGCTCGGCAATAATCGTATCCTGTTTGGGAAATATCTCACAGCCACTGTGGCCCAGCGCAATCGACATCTCCGACAGATAATCTCTAACTTGTGCTGCCGTTTCCCAGTCCTTCATAAACAGGTAGAGGTGAGCGCCTCCCGACTTGGATCGGCAGTGCATCAAAGGTAGCTTCATCTTTTGTATCTTAGCCTGGAGTTCGCCGTGGTTTAGATCGTAGACATCTATATCCAAACAGCCGAACTGGCATTTGTTATCGTCATTAATCGGGATCGCTCCGACCCCTTGCGTACCATCAATGTGAGCTTGTACTAGCTCCTCGGTCAACGGCTCTCGGATTATTCGGCTCTGTGATTCGGCCTTACCGTTTCGCCCTACCCGTCCAACGATGGTCGTGCCATGTGCATTACCCGCCCCCGCAAAGGTGGCAAGTAGCCTGCTTGCTTGTGACATCTTCTGCTCCTTGATTGGTGAATAAAAAGGGGCGCACTATTGGACACGGTGCGCCCCTAAAACTGCTACCTAGAACGGAATGTCATCGTCCACGGGTTTGGAGGATGCAGTGGAGCTACTCTCCTCCGACACAGCTTTTGCTTCACCTGCGGCCACGCTATCACGAAACGCTTTAGCCTCAAGCATTAAGTCACGGTTCTCGATCAGCCCAATCTTCTCGATAGAGAAGTTGAACCACGAACCTTGGTCATTGCTCTCTTCAACAGTAGTAAACTTCCACTGTGTTGCGAACAAAGGTGGTGTGATCATTGCACCAGTCTTCGGGTGCTTGATCTTCTGCATGGCAATCTGGGTTTTCCAACGCCGACTAACCTTTAGTTGTGTAGACTTCATGTCAATCACAACAGGCTGGCTGATGCCGTCCCCGTCTATAACCAAGCAGTAATGTTGATCCGACTTCACTAGCTCGTTGCCAGTAGGTAGGATCTCTTTCGAGCCCTGACGTTCAGTGCGCTGTAGTATAGGATCAGTCGGCGGAATCTCGCCACGGAACCCACCGCCTTGATCGCGTGGTGTGAACTCAAGATACTTAGTAGTCTGGTAGCAAGGAATCACAGTGACCCCCTTGTCCCCACCAAAGTACTGAGCCGTGACAGTATTGAACATGTCTCCCTGCTCTGCACCATCGATGTAGTCAGCCTCACGCTTCTTCAATTGAGGTGACATTGCTTGGAGCACACGGACGAACGGGATCTGCATCTCGCTGCTGTCAAATGATGCGCCTTCACCAGCAAACTCTAGGATGTCGTCCATGACATCTGTGCTTAACTCTGCACTTTTTTTCGTAGCTACTTGATTAGCCATTATGCTTTCCTCTTTATTTGTGCTGTATTGTTTACGAAAGCCCCGAACATATCGAGGTCGATTGGTTTACCATCCGTGATGCGCTCCTTGACGAACGCCTTCAGTGTGGATGGATGTACATGGGTCTTGGTACTTGGATCAAACCCCCGATCCTTTAGCAGTCCGACCACGTCCCCCGCTACATTGTCTTGGCCCTTGCCAAACGAAATGATAACATCGTTCTTTATGATGTCGTCCAATCGGTTCTCACGCAACCAAGAGTAGGCTTCTTCCCTACGCTCCACAGGGATAGATGCACTAACAACCATCCTCCGCTCTACAGTTAGACCGTCAACATCTAAACGCTCAACGCCCATCTCATCCATTAAAGCTGGGATGTTTTCCACGGAGAGCTTGTGCTTCTCCTGCTTCAATGCTTTGATGTGAGTTTCAGCTTCAGCTATTTGGTCTTCCACTCCTCGGAGTGTACGCACTAACTGGCTCAGTTGTTTGCCAGTCCCTACGTCAATGTTCGATACGGCACTTGCCTCATCGAAATAGTCTTCAAAGATATCGTTCATAAGTTTTTCCTCTTCAGGGTTGATTTATCCGGTAGCTTCATGCTATCCGTAATGTGGACAATAGTGGAGCTATGTAATGACTGTCAACTACAAATATAAATTAAAACCATTTGACCACCAAATAGATGCCCTTGAATACGGATGGGACAGGCCAGAGTTTGGTCTGTTCATGGAGATGGGAACCGGTAAGTCTAAAGTCCTCATCGATAACATGGGCATGTTGTTCTTGGACGGGCAGATTAACTTCGCCCTGGTGATTGCACCCAAGGGTGTGTACCGCAACTGGGTAGCCAAAGAAATCCCCGAGCATATGTCTGATGACATACCGCATCGAGTGATTCGCTGGGTCAGCGGTCCAAACAAGAAACAAAAAGAAGAGATGCGTTCGGTGCAGGATACGTTCGATGGACTGACGATCTTCGTAATGAATGTCGAAGCGTTCTCCTCGCTCAAGGGACAGAAGGCAGGGCAATGGATGTCTAGGATGCTCGGCTCTCGAGGCATGATTACTATAGACGAATCAACAACAATCAAAAACCACAAGGCTAAACGAACCAAATCTCTAATGAAGATAGCCGCTGGCTTCAAGTACAAGAGGCTGTTAACTGGATCTCCCATAACCAAAAGCCCCATGGATATCTATTCGCAGTGCGAGTTCCTCCGTCCAGGGCTCTTGGGTTTCGAATCATACTATGCATTCCAAGGACGATACGCAGTAGTGCAACGCAGAAAGATGGGTGCCGCTGCTTTCCAACAGATCGTAGGGTTCCGCAATCTTGATGAGCTTACCAAAAGAATAGACATGTTCTCCTTCCGTGTGCTCAAGAAGGACTGCCTTGATCTACCCGAGAAGGTATACACCGCACGTTATGTCGGCATGACACCACAACAATTTGATATGTACGAACAGATCAGACGCCATGCTATGGTGTTGTTGGATAGCGGAGAAATGTCCACGGCCCCTGCTGTAATCACGCAGATGCTACGGCTCCAACAGATTATGTCTGGGCACCTCAAGACTGATGAAGGGGACATGATGTACTTCCCATCAAAGAGA